ATACCAAGCATTGGTATTCGCATCAAGTGATGCATCGGAGTTAACGGTGTCACCAGCAGCAACCGCACCGGCCGCGGCAAAAGGATTAGCAGCAAGACCGTAACGAGTCTTGAAACCAATCTTGGGCTGGAAGGAACTCTCACCAACCGCACGAACCATCTGAAGCGGAACGTATGGGCAGTAAAAGAAGCCAGCATCGTAAGGGGATGAGCCCTTATAACCACAAACATAGTACTGTGAAGCAGCTGCGTTAGCAGCATATGGGTCAACATACACCTTGAAACGACCATTCATAACACCAGCAAATGTGGTGGTTGTGTCGTCAACATTTAGGCTGTTATTGAGAGCAGGAGTATAATCCAGAACACCAGCCATCTGAAGTGCAGAAGCAACATCAGCAGAGCAGATGACCATGTTACCCTTACCACGACGAGTCTGTTGACCAATCGCATTGGCATCACGCTCAATAGCGAACATTAGACCTTTGAATTTCTCAACTGACCAACGACCATTTGAGTCGGTATCCAGATCAAAGATACCAGCAGTTGTCGTATTAACCTGGGCACCCTTAACAGCGGTGACATACAGGGAACGAACTACCTCACGGTTAATTTCCGCAAGAATTTCAGAACTAAGAATATTCGCAAGTTCTGTCTCGGCGTCCAAACCGTGGATCGCTTTCAAGTCTTGAGCCAACTCCATTGTGTACTCGGCCTTTAAGGCACGGGATACAGCTGTAACAGTTGATTTCTCAATTGAGAAAGCCATCTGAGCAAAAGCGTTTGTGGAACTATCGCCCAACGCCTCAGCCTGGGTCCGTGTCATACCAGTAGCACTTGTGTAAGTACCAGCAGAAGGACTATCGTTAAGGACGGCAGGGTTAGTTTCTGTAGAACCAACATCGCCACCACCAATAGTACCGGCAGCGTTCTGGTTCGATGCACCAGTTTGACCAGGCATCGCTTCGTCCATAAGAGCCTCGGCACCGTCTTGCGACAGGAACGAGGAACGCATGGCAAAGATCAGACCTGTTGGGCCTGTCATTGGTTGTACACCACATACGTCATACGCAATCAGGTTAGGCATTGCCCGGCGAACGAGAGAAATCATAATTGGGTCCCATGTATCCATCTGTCCACCAGACATTGCATTAACTGGTGCAGCCTCCGAAAGATACTGACGATCTTCTGAAAGTGCTTTTTCTTGGTTTTCTAAGATGAGAGTGGTAACTGCCCGCTTGTAAGAATCCTCAATCTTCGGAAGATCGGGGTGTTCTAGGACTGGCTGCCACTTTTCTTGTAGATGTTCTGTCTGAAACATTTGTTTCTCCTTTATTTTTACATCTTTGTTATAATATTAACTGGCACGTTGCTTGTTACGACTGATAGCCGACATATATGCGTTCATGGCATCTGTCGTATCAATGTCCTGTGCGGTGCCACCATCTTCATCATCAACTTGTTCAATAACCGTTTTGGGGAAATAACTTTCCTTAATGGTATTAAGTTTTACCTTAAAAGACTCTTCATCAGTAAACTCAATATCATCCGTAAGGGATTTGAACTTTTCAATTTCTGTATCGGTTAAATCTTCGGAAGCCTCCAAAATAACCTGTTCCCGAACTAGACCAGATTTATCTGTTTTAAGAGCAACATTCTGATCCATAACATTATTAATCTTATCTTCTAATTCGGTAATTTTTTCAGATTGTGCCTCAAGTACATCGTACTTCTCATCAGGCACATCAATATAATGATCCTCAAACAACTGTTTCAGTCCAGAGATGAAGTCTTCTGCAATTTCGCCTTTAAGTCCACGTTCAATTGCCAACTCGTTCTCTTTCATCCATTCATCAACGACATAGTTGAGATATGTATCAACCTTTTCTGTAAGACCCACAACCTGTTCTTCCAATTTTTCTTCAAATTCAGAAGTCATGTTATCGTGAATACGAGTAATCTCTTCACGGGTCTTTGATTTGACAGCAGCTTCGAAAATTGTTGCTGCTTTCTCTTTAAACTCTTCAGAAAGTTCTTCACCTTCCACAAGAGCATCAACATCTTCTTTGACATTAATCGATTTGATTTTTTCTTCGATCTCTGCTTTTGCGTCTTCAAGTTTCTTCAACTCTTCTTCCGACTTTGCATTTTCTGCCTCAGCCAATTTAGACTGATGTGCAGAAAGCATTTCATCGATTTCAGATTTTTTCATTTTACCAATCTGTTCAAGTGTCTGTGCCTTAGTTAACTTTTTGGCCTCAGAAACAACTTCTTGATCTTCTTCTGGTTCTACATCATCCCCAGCGGCTAACTTTTTTGGGGCATCTGCTTTACCAGCACTTTTCTGTTGAGCATCACCAGAAACTTCCTTGGATTTAGTTTTGGATGTGAGGTCTTTTTCCTTACGGTCCTCATCTGCTCCTTTTTCAACTTTAGCCTCTGGGTCTGCACCGCCGAGGTCATCTGTTTCTCCACCTGGAGTTTCTTTACCAATTTTTTTGGGTTTTTCTGGTCCTGTGGCACCCTTGGTCTGGGCATCACTTGCTTCATCGAGTTCAGCAAGCACTTCCGCTTCCAACTCTTCAATTGTTTGTTCTAATTCTGACATAGGGTGTCTCCTTACCTAAGTAATTCGTATTATATATTTATAAGATTAAAGTCTTTTAAGAAACTTTGCAAACGCTAAAGCCTCCTTATTTGCATCTCTTTGACGTTTTTTAACATCAAATTCCTTCTGTAAACCTACAAGTTCCGCTTCTTGAAGGGCTCCATTATTCCAAACCCATTCCTTTCCTTCCATAATACCTTCTACGAAAGCATTAGGTGCGGAAGGGTCTGCAACAATATCAGCCGCAGTAGCAAGATAAAAATCATCCTTTACATAATTAGTTCCACCTTTTTGATTCAAACTACCCATTCCCCGTGACGAAACGCCCAACTTACCACCATCATTTATGATATCTTTGACTATTTCTCCCATCGGAGTCCCAAGAATTTTTGCTTCTCCAACGAAATTTTTTCCGTCTGGATGCAAGTCTGTGATCATATGGGAAACTCTCTCAAGATTAACCGTTGGGCCATCAGGGTGTCCAAGTTCTCCATATGCTCGATTTTCTTTTATGAAATTTTTATTATATTTTGCAACTTCTTTTTGCAAAACTTCCATAGGATATATTCGACCATTGCGATTCTTTACATCTGCTTGCATGAATATACCTTTAATTTTATACTGTTTTTTACCGTTTTTTTCTTCGGTAATGTATTCCACATCTTCGATTGCTTCTGATATTAACTTCATATACCTATCCCTTATGGTTGATTACCAATTGCAGTACAGCTCATTGCAGAACCACAAGCAATTGTATCTCCTGGCTTTTTATCTATAATTATTACATCATTCTGAATTAATACTACCGTACCAGCAAAAGTATTTGTGGCCGTTATCGTATGATTTTCAGAAGTTCCTCCATCAGTTAAAGTTATAACAGTTCCTTTTACAGCATTAGCAAAAGTTGTTGACAGACTTACTGTATTTGCATCTGATTTATATACAAAATAAATTCCCCCTGATGTTAATTCTGGTATTGCATCTGCGCCTGCATAAGTAACTTCATCCCCTGTAATAAAACCATGAGAAGATATAGTAATATCTGTACCATCTACAGCACTTACTGCATTAAATGTTCCTAACGTAGCGGCAATAGTAACTGTACCAGCGTTAGTTGCACCGACCCTAATTCTAGTAGCTCTACTTAAATCGGTTGCTGAAGTAACAGCTGAAGCACTTCCCGTTAAAATCATATCTCTAACTCCTTATATTGTTAACATTTCTCTTTCAAAATATGACAACAGTTCTTTCTCAGGAACTTTGTATTTTTTTGATACATTTTTAATAGTTTTCTCAAAACTATTTAGGAAATCTGAAGGTTTATCGTCCATTTTTTTAAAAATTAGATCAACACTATCCTTCATTTTCGGAGAAAGTTTTTTATATTGTTGAGATTTTTTATGTTCATCTTTTTCAATTACGGAAGAATACATTTCTGAAAAACTTTCTTTTTTACCTATACCTATTTTCTTATCTATTTCCCTTGCTTTCTTTAATGTCCATTCTCCCATTTTCTCTTTCATTGTATTAAAAACTTTTTCTGCTTCTTCCATTTTTCCTTGCCGTTGCAATCCATTTCTTGCAAGTGCAAGGACTAAACCTAATTCTTTACCTGGCCAAGGCACCCATGTCGCACCAGCAGTA